CGAGCAAACAATTTTGTTCCGAATAAAGTATAAGGGTGAACGTATTTACCTAGTCTTAACTGTGCGTCTCTAAATTCGATAGAAGGAGCGATTTGAGTTAACAAATCAATACTTCCTCTAACTCCCATTAGACCGTACTGTAGCTGATCAGACCATGCAGCTGATGCTGAGTTACTAGTAGAAACTACGATGTCTCCGTATCCAGTAATATCAATATCAGTTCCATTTGCTGCTGCTACAATTCCACTTTCCTCAATTAACTGTCTGTTTTCTGCTGAAAGTTCGATATAAGTACCAACTCCAGGAGTACCTGTTCCGTTGATAGCTAATACTAAGTTTGCTTTACAAGCTGCTGCATCTGCTCCGATTGAGAAATGACCAGCTCCTGTTGCTGCACCACTTGCGTCTGCTGTGAAAGTAACTCCATTAATAGTTACAGTGTCAGTGTCAACAAGAATAGTATCCATGTCGAATGTAGCTGAGTAAGGAAGGTTGTTAGTTAGAGTTAAGCCGAAACCAAATCTATTAGCAACTCGTCCGTTATCAGATACAGTATCACCGAATCCAGTTTCTCTAGCACCTACATATAATTTAGTAGTTTCTAAGATTCTTGGACCAACTAATGCGAATCTGTCTCTGTTCATTCTGTTGAAAGTATTTAATACTCTGTCAGAAGCAGTAAAGATTTGAGCAACATTACCTGTAGCTAAAACAATACCTGAACCAGATGAACCACCGACTGCTGCAGCATCTAAAGTAGTTCCAGCACTTGAGTAGTTAGCCATAACAGCTTGGTCGATAACGTTATTCAATTGTCTCTGTGCGATCGGTGCGAAGTTTTCGATAATTCCGTACTTACTTTGGGTTGCGTTAATCTTATCTACATAAAATGAAGCAACTTTAGTAGTGTCAACAGTCAACGCTTCGTTTGTTGCTGTTAAGTCTTTAGGAGAGATATCAGTTCCGGCTGTATAAGTTTGTACCCTAGGGTATGAACCATAAACGCTGTTTACTGTATCACCTTCATTTAAGACTGCTTTTAGTTCGGTATTAGCAAGTCCGATAGCAACTGACTCTTTTAGAAAAGTCTCTTGCATCTTCGGTGCCCATATCTCTGGGTTAAAAGCACTAAAACCTGTATTTGGATTATTAGCCATATGTGTGTCTTTAAAAGTTAATTTATAATCTATTTGTCAGAAAATAATTAACTACCTCCTACTCGTTTGAGTATGTTTCTATAATGTTCGCATGTGAGCTTCCCACTTTTTAAATTCCTCTTTGCCTTCTTTAGTGGACATGTCTCCATCGAACGTCATGTTAGTAGAATAATCTTTGTTTGTTACTGCTTTGCCCTTACCGCCAAGTGATGCATCTTCTGCTTTAGCATTATTATCGCTATCTTGTTTTATAAAGGTAACGTAATCCGATGCAAGTGCAGTCTTAATGGTAACACCCTCGGTTTTTGCGTAAGATTTAACTTTTGCCTTAATTTCGTCACTAAGACCCGTTTCGTTTAAATCTCTTTCCTCAAACTTTTCGTCCATCCTTTTTAGAAGGTCATCAGCATTAATGCTTCCAGTTTGAGCAGGTGGAGTTACAGTCTTGTCCTCTGGCTTTTTACCGCCATCAGCGTTTGCCTCCGCCTTTGTTCTCCAGTCAATCTTCTGACGAATAACTGTAGAAAATTTCTTGTTATCTTCAATCTTATCTGCGACTAGCTTGTTAACTAGTTCTTCATTTTCATCTTCGTCAATGCCGTATTTCTCAATGATTTCGGCTTTAACTTCGTCTGAAGATAACTCTTTAGGTGTTTCATCTTTAGGTTCCTCAACCTGATTTTTGTCATCTGACATATATTTCTTTTTGTTAGTCCCCATTTGGGGAAATTAATTAAAGGTCACTGCTCCCTTCCTTTAAAGAAGCAGGGGAAATAATTAATCTATTCTAAATGAATCTCTAGGGTCGTCTGATTTAGCCTCCTCTGAAAACGTGATGATTACTGCCATTATCTCTTTTAACTTGCTGTAGGCACGCTTCTGGGCTTTTATTTCGATAGACTGGTGTGTCGGTGTCCCTTTCTCTATTATATTATCAATGTCCCGTAACTCATTGAGCCTATCCAATAAATAATCTTTTAATGGTGCACCCACTGAACTATCTAGAACCTTTTTAATCTCTGCATGATTTTCGCTCATATTATTAAATCTTTAATAATTATACTGCTTGTGCTTGTGCTTGTGCTTGTGCTTGTGCTTGTGGCATAGCCTGTGGCATAGCCTGTGGTTGTGGAGCTTCTGTCTTAGGTAACGTATCAATATCTATATTTTTCTTTCTCATAGCCATCTCGATCAACGCAGTCCGTCTGATAGGGTCTGGTTCTAACGCTATAAATGATTTCAGCGTCTCTAACTCACTAGCTAGATTGTAATTTTCACCTGTAATAACCACTTTAGCTCTCGGTTTAAACCCTTTCCACATATCGTTAGACAGTTTAACCATCACTTCCTTGTTAGTTAGCATCTCTTTAGCTTTCTCTGTCTTTATCATTACTGCCATATCCGCTGTATGTGGAGGTAGAGCAACAAGATTGTTAATATACCATTCATCTACAACCATTTCAGTATATCGTCTTAACATTCCAGTATCGTTAGTTAGCTTAACAACATCTAATGATTTTAAGTCTTTCAACACATCTGGTAAAATCCACTTATTTACAATATCTGTAAAAGTTATAGTGAGCTTCTCCCGGATAAAGTCGAATAACTTGTTTGCGTTAGCGTTCTGTAGATTACCTAGAGCGAATGGTGTTCCACCCGGTAGATTACCGCCAGCAACTATCTCATAAGAGTTAGCTAGTTTGTCTGCCATCTGCATTAGTCGGTTCCAGTCAGCTAGTAATTGGTCTAGACCGTGCATTCTAACGTCAACCTGTTTAATGTCACCACTCTTGATAACGTCACCATTCTGAAGGTCTGTTAATATATTTTGTGCTAACACTCTGTCTGCACTTGAAAAGATAGTTTTAGAAGACCACTCTAGCCCTCTTGCTATCTGGTTGCCTATTTCGTTAGCTCTTGTCTGTATATCGAATAGTAATTCATACATACCAACTCTTCTCCAACGTCCACAGAACTTTCCTCTGTGATACTCAATAAAAGGTTTCTCCTTAATCTCAATAGAGAATAGGATTTGCGTTGGGTCGCCTTTCTTAGGACCACCAACAATAACCTTAGTTAGTATATACTTATCTTCACTTCCGCCTTCTCTTCCTTTAGTTTCATTATACTCTCTTTCTGTAATTTCTCCATTACGTTCATAGATATAAAATTCTGGTGATGTATTCTCTTCTGTTTTCTTTGCTTCTTTCAATAGTTCGTCTACATTTTCCCACACGTGCTTTTTCTTTCTTAAGTCGCTTGAGTACATTACTTCTTTTTCGATGGTGTCTGAATCTTCTAGCGTTTCAGCTATTTGATTTAACACATAAAAGTTATTTAACTCTAGTAATCTGTAGTCTTCCTTAATCTTTTTAGCAACCATGTCACCCCACTCGGTTCCACGCTCTACTGCTTCATTTAATTTAGCTGCCTGACCAGTCTCGTTTAGAAACTCATCAAGTCTTGAATTAGCTATAAGTATTCTACCAGCGTCAGCCTTTGCGTCTGAAGCTAGAATAATGTTAGCTGTATCGAAATCTACGTTCTTAATCTCACTGTCTGCTCTAGGTGCGATTACGTCAAAGTAATACTTATAATTTCCTTGAGAGTCAATCTTGCCCGTAGGGTAAATATTGTTTTTGAATAATGTAATTCTTCTGTTCAACTTATAAGCAGAAAAATTATAACCTTCACAAATAGGAGCCGAACCAGTTTCGTAGTTTGTTATTTCTTCTTTAATGGTTTTAAGAATACTCATATTGTTGTTTATAGACTGTTGTCTAATATTTTATTGTTTAATCGTTTTTCCCTATTAGCTTTAATCTTTCTAAGTTCTCTAGAGGAAGGGTCGTTCCGTTCACGCATTATATTTTCGAACTGAAAACCAGCCTCCGAAAGATATTTCTTTGATTGTTGAGAGAAAATGTTCATAAAACTATATTAATGTATTTAAACTATGTGATCTGCCGCTCTATTCTGTCTATTCAATACTTGTTCCATCTGTTGCTCTGTATCGTTAAACGGAGCTTCGGCTATTTGTAACTGATATGCTGTAGCATCTGCGACATCATCGTGTAGTCCTCTAGGAAAGGTGAGAAGGTCATCTTCTAAATCTACACACTCTCCCTTTATGTGAAATATTGAACCACTTTCGTATCGAGGGATTAAACCTCTTATTCTTAATTCTTTCTGAACTTGATTATGGTGTAAATCCACTATAGGAAGAAACTTGTTACGCTTACGTTGCTCATCATCTAGAAAAGGCTTTATTACCATTGTATATATGGTCTTCTCTATACCTATTTTCTCATAATGGTTTTTATCTTGTAGTGTGAATAGTAAATCGATTAATTCTTTAGGGTCTACTTTAACCTTCCACGCTTTTATATTCCAGAAATTATTTATATCTACTGCATTATCGCATATTCCTGTAAAGTCTGCCGATGATGCCTTCGATATAGCAGTGTCTATTGTTAAAAATTTTCTTGTTTGTATATTATCTACTTCAACTTGTTCTCTCTCTTTAAACCACGCTGGCTTAAACTCTTGGTTTTCTTTTATTACTGGATTTTGTTGATATAAGCTTGACCAATCGTATGTTCCTACAGTCTTCTTAGTAGCTTCTAATGCAGTAAGATCGTATTTCTCTGGCCATAACGGTTCACCTATGTCTCTATACTTTTCTTTGTGTGTTGCTATAGCTGGAAAATCTAACACTTCCCATTGCTCTCCACCTTCTGCTTGAGCTTTAAGTAACCTACCAGCCAAATCATCTAGATGCCACCTAGTCATAATAAGAACTACTGCAGCGTCTTTTTCTAATCGAGTATAGGCTGTTGACGTATACCAATTCCATACCTTATCTCTTATTAGCTTACTCTCAGCTTCTTCTCTATTTTTTAAAGGGTCATCAATTAGGAATAAATCTGCACCACGCCCTGTTATAGCTCCACCAACACCAACCGATGTATAGCCTCCACCTTCCTGTGTTAACCATTTCGCTTTAGACTGACTGTCTTCCCGGAGCTTAGTATCAAAAATATCTTGATACGACTTTTCGTTTACTAAGTTCCTTGTCTTATAACCGAAATCTTGTGCTAACTCAGCGGAGTAACTAGAAACTATTACTTCCTTCTTCGGATGTCTTCCTAAAAAGTAAGCTGGAAAGTTTATACTACCTAATTCTGATTTACCATACCTAGGAGGAACAAATAACATTAATCTTTTAATTTCTCCTGACTCGATCCGCATTAACTGTCTGGCCACCTCTTCGTGTATCCACGCTGGTTTATATGCCGGGTTTGTTAATATGGAAAAGTCTACTAAGTTACTTCTGCCTGCTTGATATATTAATTTTTCTTCTTCTGGTGTCATTTATTTTTAATCTTAAAAATTAATGTTTTATTTGTTAAGCTTCTTTCTGCTCGACGGTGTCTTCTTCCGTGTCTTCATCTTCACCGACAACACTAGCTACAACGCCTCCTACGGCCTCTGTGGGCTCCGTAGCGGGCTTTTCGTCCTTATCCTTAGCTTCCTTCCTACGTTTCAATAGTTCTGTTAATTGAGGCTCTGAAAGAGGGACCGGAAATAGAGCTTCTCCTTCACCATCTGACACATACTGTAATCTAGGTAGTGCATTACCAGCAAGTCTTAATAGAACCGCTTGATACAAGTCATATTCCTTTTCTGTTCTCTCTACTGGAACTTGTAGAAATATCTGCTTAATCTTATTTAGTGTAAGAGAACGAACCTCAGCAGCTAAAGCACGGTCATTTACCGCACTGCTACCTCCTTTGTTACCGAGTGTTCCTTTGTTGTTTTTTCTTCCGTCTGCCATATTATTGTGGTCGACTAATTTTTCAGTCAACTAATTTTAATTACTAAAGTTACAAAACTTTTTTTGTATATTTATATATTAAAGTGGCAATCTTAGAAATTTATAAAACTAAGAATAACCACGCGAAACAAAAACCAATTTGCCACTCCAACATACAAGTTATTCACATTCACATTCACGTCCTATTATATTGTAAAAGAGACTAGCCTCTTCCTTAAATTGTTTCAATTCCTCCTCTGCAGTTAACTGCTCCTTAGACTCTCTTAACTTCTTTTCTCTTATGTCTTTTAACATAGATACTCTACTTATTAAAGTATAGCACAAAATAGATGATAATGCTATTTTTTTATTACTT